CTTGCGACCAGCAAGGATTTCTTGGTGTGCCCACAGGTAATCCCTGCGAGTACGTGGAGTTTTGTCTGTCATATTGCCCCTAATATGCCGTGATAGCATCAAAATACGTTACACTATTCTATAACAGATTGCGCTTGTATAGCAAGGAGAATGTTCTTATGGACGATGGATGGATGGCATACGTTTGTGGTGATGAGTGTAATCACTCCAACACAGGAGCAGTCAAGGAGACTGTCAACAAGTATGACAATGCTGTTGGTTACTATCGCGAAGAAGTAGACGCAGTTCTGTGGATTGCGAAGGATCGCATCTCAAACGTGTTTGTAGATGTGTACGACCGTATCATTGACATCCTTGCCATGATGCAACTTCCTGACGTCACTGCATTCCAGGCTGAACGTTACTACCAAGAAATCGTTGAGTTACTACAAGACAACGAAAAGCACAAGCAGTATGTGTCTAAGGTTACTGAGATTGTCACGAATGGTCAGGAAGCTGCCATTGCTGCTACCTTGATGATGTATCCAAACGTCATTATCTTTAGTATGGGGTCCAAGCCAGCTCGTGTTCGTAGCCCTATTATCCGCAAACCTTCAAAAGACGAGTTTACTACCGGCAATAGTTACGGTGGACAAAGCCTACAAGACATTATTGAGGCCACATCGGCAGATACTCTTACTCGCGTTTTTCGTGGCATGATTGATGACTTTACACTACAAGACTTTGATGCCAAAGACTGGGTCAGGAAGATCAATGGATATATAGACAGCATTGACAATGCGCTTGAGAACATCTCTACTACCGAAATCGAAGCTACAACAAGGCGTGTGGCTACCAGTATCAATAGACTAAACTCTGGATTAGTCACGGGTTATCGTCGCGTCGCTGTCGTTGACAACAAGACGTGTGTTGGATGCTTGACGCTTCACGGGAAAGTCTACGCTACTAACGATGAGTTTGAATCTCATCCCCGGTGTCGTTGTATCCTTGTGCCGATCACTATGACTTGGATGGAGTATGCATCTGTCCGTGGCGGCGCAGTGCCTGACTATATGTCTAGGGATGAGTTGATTGGCATGATGCCTGATGCCGTCCTGCGTGACATCCTAGGCCCAGGAAGGTATGCCATGTATGAAGCTGGACTACCACTTGAGAGAATGATATATATTGAGCAGACAGCGGAGTATGGCCACCTTATCCGAATTACTCCGTTGTCTGTCTTGCGCGAGCAAGGCATTCCCTAGTCTTCATGTCCAATCTCAAGGGTATCTTCGGATGCCCTTTTTTTTGTGCTATAGCGTGGTTCAAGTCTACATACTTGCATCCTGTTAGCCCTTGACTGTTGTTACTACAAACACCAAATCCTGTGACAATAATCAAGCATGACAGTCATCGAGCACTCCTGTGGAAACGTCTTAAATCTTGCGCTGATGTCCGATTTACACATCGGATCACTGCACACTGATTACAAGTTAATTGAAAAGGAATTAAAGCGTGCGGAAGCTGAGAACGCTTTGATCGCCATCAATGGTGATGTGTTCGACGCTATCCTCCCTGGTGATAGAAAGCGTTACCGAGCAAACAACTTACATCCACGGATGTTCACCGCCGGTGACGACATGATTGGTGAGTCTATCCGCTGGGCATATGAAATCCTGGCTCCCTACGCTGATCGGATCCTGATGATAGGTGATGGCAACCACGACGACAGTGTTGCGAGATTCCATCACATTGAGCCGGTGAAACACCTATGCATCTTGCTTGCTAAGGAAAGCGGCAAGCCTATTAACTACGGTGGGTATCACGGGTTCATACACCTTCGGATGGACGTCAATGGATTAGGAAAGAAGTTTGGACATTATGTAATCCACTACCATCATGGTGCGGGTGGCGGAGCTCCCGTGACAAAAGGTGCTATTACATTCTCACGTGCACAGATGTGGCTAGAAGGCGTCGATGCAATCTGGCGTGGACACACACACAACAAGCAAGCTGGTAGGGATTCTAAGATTGTCTACAATACAGGTAAGTACAAACCTGAGAATAGAGTCTGTCAGAAGGATGTGTTGACTGTTCGTACCGGTGCGTACATGGATACATACACAGGCACAACACCAAGCCACCTATTGGAACATGGCCGTAAAGATAACTACGGAGCGCTCATGGATGGAAGCGCTTTACCAAAAGGTGGCATGATACTAAAGTTGCACGCCGAAGACTTTCACGACAAGAATATACGTGAGTGCCTAGTGCATAGTGAGCTGATTATCTAGCCCGTACTTCCAAACCCGCCAAGGCGTAGCGTTTCATTGGTTCCAACTTGGCCTTTGTGTTCAAAAAGTACACATTGAGCGATGCGTAACCGTGGTGCGATGTAAACCGGTTCGGATCCACAGTTAGCCAAGATGACTTGTATCTCTTGCCCTACAAAGTCAGCGTCAATGATGCCTGGTGCATTCAATACATAGATTCCGTGGTTGATAGCAAGTCCAGATCGACTACACACAGCAAGCAAATAGTTATCTGGCATGTCGTTGGTGAGACAGACACCAGTTGGAATCAATGTGCGTTGACCAGGCTGGATGACCAATTGTTCTGTAATACGTGCTCGTAGGTCGTAACCAGCGGACCGTGTTGTCTGTTGTGCCGGCAAGAATACATTCTCGTCCGTGTTGATTAATCCAAAGATGTTCATTATTTCCCCCACATGGCTGCGTAGATTGTTGGCAGCTGTTCTTCGATGATAAGTTTGATGTCGCCGGCGATCTGCCTGTGTTCAAGTTGTGTGTCGTCTTGCATTCGCAAGTCAACGTAGTGCAACCAGTCTCGAATGTTTCCAGCCATGTACATGCGTGTAGGTGTGGCCAAAGGCAAAATCATTCGTGCTGTCTCTGTGGCAAACCCTGATTGCAACAAGTCGTTGTACACAGTGTATGCACTTTTGACTACGTCATCTGCCCGAATAAGCACTAGTTGTTGTTGATCTGTAAGTTCTTCCCACTCTGGTAATGGCAAGCTTGATTGGCGGTTGTGTGAGCCAGCAAGGCGTTGCATTCCAATTACCTGTGGTGGTTCTGACTTCACAGGCGCATAGCGCATACTAAATTCTTGAAATGAAAACGACTTATGTCTAAGAATCTGAGCAGCAATAGCACGTGACGTCTTTATTTCAACAACCATGTGTGCCATCTCAAATATGCTCCAGTGTTTGTGGCTGATGCAGTACTTAAGAAGACGTGTGATCTCTGGATTCTCTTGGTTTGGTGATGATACGCGAGCACAGTAGGCGATGTGTGCTTCTGCGTCTGGTGTGATTGTTACCAGTTTAGCTATATTCATTAATTCTTTCCCCTATCCAGCGCATGACGGGTACAGCCATGGAATTTCCTAGTGCTTTGTATCTAGGGCCGTCTGGTGTCTTTAAATGTATGTTTGTCCATCCGTCTGGAAAACCTTGAAGGCGTTCGCACTCAGTCGGTGTTATCTTCCGCAATCCTACGGGCAATAAGGATTCCGTCAGAGTCTTCGCTGTACTCATATTCATCTTCTTGATGTGGTCCAGGACAACTGCACTCGGCGTAATCAATGTTACATATTGGGCAATTTCCGTCTTCGTCACATTCATGTGCGAACACGACAACTCTCCAGTCGTCACTACTGGAAATCGGTTCTTCTCCGGCATCATTTGACCTTTGTGCAGCACTGCATCCAATGTCTGAGTTACTGTTGATCCGTTCCAAAATCTACCTTCTTCTTTTGATTGAGCCTTCGTATTATCCCGTCGCAAGCTTTCTGGCTCAAATAATACTTGGGCTGCACGTCTTGAGTCTCCTGAAGAATGTGCGACAACAAAGACTCTTCTACGACGCTGGGCGACTCCAAAGTACTGAGCGTCAAGCACTCTGTAGGCCCACCCATACCCGATGTTTGCCAACGCCCCGACAAAGGAACCAAAGTCCCGTCCTCCGTTGCTTGACAAAACACCGGGAACGTTTTCCCATACGACCCATTCGGGTTTATAGTGTTCAACCATTGCAATGAAGGTGAGTGCAAGATTTCCCCGTGGATCGTCAAGCCCTTTGCGTAGTCCTGCGACTGAGAAAGCTTGACAGGGTGTTCCTCCGACAATAAGGTCAACTGAACCTCTTTCAATATTCCACTCCTTATAACGTGTCATATCTCCAAGGTTAGGGACGTTCGGAAACCTGTGTGCCAATACCTTAGATGGAAACTTTTCGATTTCAGAAAAAGCAACAGGAGTCCAACCAAGAGACTCCCATGCAACCGATGCGGCTTCAATGCCGCTACACACGCTCAGATAGCGCATTAGCGAAAACCAAACTTCCTAAGAAAGGATGGTTTATCTTTTTGTTCTTTTGCGATGTTTGCGGTGTCTACCCTAAGTAGTCCAGCCGCATCATCTAACTCCATTTCAATACGTGAGTTTATGCGGCCATGGAAGCGCAGGTACTTTGCTTCACAAGAAGCTGCAATGATTAACTCAAGCAACTCCTGTGCGCGTTTATCGTGGTTGTTCATATGTTCTCCCCTAAAAGAAACGATACGGAATCATACAATAGTGTTATGAAATAACGCAATGTTAGAAATCTAACTTGATGAATCCGCCACGAACACCTAACTCACTCCAGTCACGCACCTTTGGATAGTAGCCATCGCCGTCTCGTTCATCGCCATAGAAGTTTTCAGGACAGGTATTACCTTCAATAGTCAGTACCCCGGTTCCATCTTCTCGAACACGATCAACGACACCCATATGTGCATGCCGGTTTAGTGCAGAAAACCAGAAGCAGACTAAGTCTCCTTGAAGAATCTTGAATGGCATGTTCTTTGCTTCGGTCAAGCTTACCCAGTTACCTGTCTTCTGTGCCCATCTGACGTAGTCAGGTGTATACGCTGTTCGCGGCATTGACACATCGTAGGTAAGTCCTAGTTGTGTTGCGGCTTGCTTCAGGCGAAACCGTACGACAGCAACACACCAGGGATTGCCCGGAGGAAGAGATGGATTGCACGATGCTAGGTACGATTCGACAGCGGCTCCCGCGTTGTTACCTTCTTCTTTGACACCAACGTTTAGCCGTGCGTTCTCTATAGCTCGCATTGCAATAGGTCTATTAGACATGTTTATCTCCTGTGTTTTATTTGTTTTATTCGTGGGCATATTGTTTATTGAGACTTGGTCCGTCCTCGTATATTCAGTTTGCCTTTTGCTCGTAAGTCAAGTAACCGCTGCCGGCGTCCTTCACGTAGCAACCGCTTCCGCTCGTTATCTCGCTGATCTGCTATGTGGTCTGCCATTGCAATAGTCTTGCTAAGGTTCTCACGCATCATAGGTAAGTTTGCTTCTATCATCAGTGACATGCACTGTAGTGCTAACGCTTCATCTCTAACCTGACGTAACTGCACTCTATTCAATTGAGTCAATGGATTTAGGGTAATCAGGTGATGAGCATACAAAGGATTAGCGATCAGGATAAGGCGCCTGATTGACTTGTGTAATCCTTGGTCTTTTATCATTACGAACAGACTCTCAGGAAGCCGGATACATGTTTTGACGTACGCGTCTGTTTTGTATTCCTTGGGCCATATTCCGAAGTCATCTTCGGCCCCTGTAATATCCTTAGTCATGCAGATAGGTTGAGTAGCTGTGTACCCGTGCAGACTAGGTTGTTTACTTATTTTTGCGTCACGCATGCGTAAAGTGTATAGTAAAACAACCTCGGTTACTAGGAGAAAGCACATGGAACCCGTGTGGCAGTTTGACACAGTCAACGGTGCTGAACGCATTGTTCGTCTGTTTGTAGGATCAGAGATGAAGGCTATTGTACATATTTCCCCTTCATCGTTCGTAGCCAACGTTTACGATGAGACAAACGCTGGTCAAGAAGTATTTACCAAGTTGTCAGAAGCTCAGGATTGGGTCTTTACAAAGCTGAACGCTACTGGAACACATACAACCGTGCATGAGTTTGACATTGACGCGGTTCCTCCTGTAGACGAGAACATTCCTCAAGTGCCTAAGCCACGCAAGGCTAAGGTTTCTACTCCTAGTGAAGGATAATAGTCACTACGAAAAGTATTCGCTACGTCCAACCGACGTAGCGGATTCTTGGGGATTGAGCAGGTATCTGTTTACGGCAATCAAGTACATCCAACGCCGTGGACAAAAAGAGGGTTGCACTTATCACGGGGACTTGGCAAAAGCGATTTGGTACTTAGCCAAGGAATTTACTGGATGTGATGATGCAGCTGAAGAAATCAAGAAAGCCGTTTGGCGGCTGAAAGAGTTAGTGGAATTAGATGATGAATCAAGTAGCACTAGTGGGGAGAATAACGCGTGACCCGTCCTATGTAGGGACAGGAGCAACGCCAAGATGCAACTTTGCAGTAGCTGTAGATCGTCCTTACATGAAGGACAAGGAGAAGTCCACTGACTTCTTTGATTGTGTCGCATGGGGTAAGACAGCAGAATTCGTAGGTAAGTATCTTGAAAAGGGACGTTTGGTTGCAGTTACAGGACGCATTGAAATCAATGTCGTTACTGCAATGGATGGTTCACAGAAGCGCTTTACCAACATTGTTGTCGCTAACGTATCACCGCTAACAAAGGGTACACGTGATGCGGAGCCTGGCGCTCCAGTGGTAAACATCTCGGACATTGAGGATCCGTTCGCTTAATGTCTAAGCACATTGCCAACGAAAACTTGCTTCAGCGTGAAGCATTTGAAACGTACTACAGTCTCGGTGACACTAGAGACAGGAACCTTCAAAAGGTATCTGAAAAGCACCATGTGTCAGTACAGACAGTACGCAGTTGGCGACGTAACTTCAGTTGGGAAACAAGGACACTTCAGCGTGATGCTGAGGTGTCTGCTCAATTAAGTCGGTCTTCTGTTGCATCTGTTGCCGTCGCTAAAGCTGCATATATTGACATCATTGACGAAACGATTGAACAGTGGAAGCAAAATCTCACTCGTGGTGAGATCCGTTTGGATACTGTCGATGACCTACAGAAGATGGTTAAACTTAGGTTACTGCTTGCGGGTGAGAACACAGAGAATGTTGGGATTGGCCCATCTGGCTCATGGCGTGTCCTTGCAGAGCAGTATGGATTATCACAGGAAGAGATTCTTGCTGAAGCGCATCTTATTGCGGCAAAACCTGATGAGGTAGACGTCATCGAGGAAGCAGTAGTAGTTGAATAAAATCCAAGAGTCTGCCGCGACATCTGCATTGATGGCGGAAGCAGCAAAACGTGCCTATGACAAGAAAGTCAATGCCGCACGTATTAGCCTTACGGAGTTCGCTGGGTTTATTGACCGTAAAGCTGCCGAGCAGTACAAGGCCAGGCATCTAAAGATACTTGCCAAGGAGCTTGAGTTGGTCGAGAGTGGGCACGTCGATAGACTTATGGTCTTCATGCCACCTAGACACTGGAAGTCTTCTACAGTCTCTGAGAAGTTTCCTGCATGGTTCCTTGGAAGAGATCCGCGACGCACCATTATTCACTGTTCGTATTCGAACGACCTAGCAGAACAGTTTAGCCGTAGTGTTCGTGACACCATCCAGAGCAACCGTGACTTCTCTGCGGTGTTTCCTGATTGTCAGTTAGCCACCGACCAGCGTAATGCACAGACGTGGGCACTCCTGTGGGCGCACAGAGCCACATACAGAGCCGCTGGTGTTGGTGGTGGTATTACTGGACGTGGAGCAGATTTAATTCTTATTGACGACCCGGTAGCAGATGAGGAAGCAGTCTGGACAGAAGATAGACGTGAGAGTCTCTGGCGTTGGTATCAGTCTAAGCTTCGTACACGACTTGAGCCTGGTGGACGCATTATCCTGATTATGACCAGATGGCATGAGGATGATTTGGCTGGGCGCCTTATTGAAGAGATGAAGCATGCTGGTGAGAAGTGGAAGATTGTAAGCTTCTCAGCAACAGCGGAACCTGACACAACAGACGGTGTTGATCCACTAGGCCGCAAGTATGGTGAAGCGTTGTGGCCGGAACGCTATGACGTCAAAGAGTTAGCCGGCTTGCGATCTGCTGTAAGTGAGCGCGTTTGGAATAGTCAGTATCAACAGCGACCGTCAACACAACAAGGAAACATGATACTTGCGGACAACATCCTTGAAGGTAATCCTCCAGAGATGAAAGCCCAGGTACGTGGTTGGGACTTGGCATCTACCAAGGGTAAGGGTGACTTTACTGTAGGTGTATTGGTTGGTCTTGGTGAGGATGGCAACTACTGGATCTTAGATGTAGTCCGTAAGCAGTTAGCAACCAACGAGCGTGACGAGATGATACGTGTCACGTGTATGGTCGATGGTATGGAAGAAACCATCCAGAGGTTCCCACAAGACCCAGGAGCGGCAGGTAAATCACTTGTTGCCAGTATCACTCGTATGTTGTCTGGGCATAGACTACGGTTCAAGGCTATCTCAGGTGATAAAACAATTAGAGCAGACCCTATGTCCTCACAGGTAAACCAAGGTCATTTTAGAATGATTAAGGCTGAATGGAATAGTATCTTGGTCGATGAATTGAAGATGTTTCCTAACGGAAGGCACGATGACATGGTGGACGCCTTAGCTGATGCATTCACAACGCTCGCTGAAGAAACCACAAAGAGGCAAGTTAGTGTGAATTGGGATGTATTCTGAGCAAGTGTATAGACTTGACGTTGATTACCTTATTTACTATTGGCTTTTGTATAGGTCTGTATACTTTTTAGTGAGGCGGCATGGCATTCTGGGATAAAGCATTACATAGACTCGGTATCAAGAAAAACAATGAGTTGTCCATTGGCGATGATACGCCTTTGCCACGATATGCCTACGGTCAGTTCATCACTGGCTTCCAGTCATTCTCAGACTTACTTAGTCCTTACCGGACACTTGATCCAGCCCAAGCCAATGAAGGACGCGACAATGCTATTGTCAGCATCTGTATAAACTTCATTGCTACGTCTTGGCAACAAGCACCTGTTTCCGTTGGCACTCGTGATGGTGTTAACTACAAAGGGCTTGAAAAACAGCATCCTTTGGAAAACCTTATTGAGTTTCCTAACGACCATTACGGTGGAACACAACTTATCTGGGCAGTGATTACCGATGTCATCCGCAAGGGTAACGGCTACATCTATGTAACTCGTGACCGTGAAGGTACTCCTATTCGGTTATTGTGGATTCCTGCACGATGGATTCGTCCTATCCCAAATGACGACGGTTACCTTGAGCATTATGAGTATTCCCCTTTTGGGAACAACATGAAGCTGATGAAGGAAGACGTCGTTCACATAAAGTATGGAATCGATGAACGTTTACCTCTACAGGGTGTGTCACCTCTCGCAGCTTTGTATAGAGAAATCATTACAGATAACTCATATAGTGACTTTAGTGCTGGACTTGCTTCCTCCGGTGGTGTACCTCCGGTGGTCTTTACTCCTAAGATTCTAAAGATGGAGGGTGGCGAACAGGCTGCCCCAATGACTCCAGAGCAAGCTGACAACATGACTCGTCGCTTGCAAGAGAAGATGTCTCGTGAGCCGGGTAAGCCTAGGTTTATTCCTGGTGCTCTTGACATGCACCAACTTGGATTTAAACCAGATGAGATGGCGCTGAACGATGTTCGTTCTATGCCAGAGACACGTATCCCTGCATCGCTTGGTCTTGATCCGTTGGCGCTTGGTCTTTGGACAGGTGTTCAGCGTGCTACGTTCAACAACAAGCAGGAGTCTATCAAGCAGTCATGGCGTGGTGGGATTCTCCCATTCATGAAGATGTTTGCTTATGAATTGACCCGTAAGGTATTGCGAACGTACCCAGACAGCGAAGACTTATGGGTGTTCTACGATACGTCAGGTATCCTTGAGCTTAAGTCCGATGTCCTTGATTCTAGACGTGAAGCAAGAGCAGATGTGCTTGCTGGAATCATTACTGTTGACGAAGCACGTGAGGAAGTTGGCCGCGAGTTGTCCTTCCACGAAGCAATGCAAGCTGACATTGAAAGTGTGGATGCTCGTACGGATTACTTGGCAACTACAGAAGCACCTGTTGTTACCCCATCATTAGCGACTACAAAGCCTAGAGGTGAGGATATATCACGTAGGCAACAGGCTAGTGAAGAGATACACATTCCGTCCCCTTCGGACTTGGAAAAGGTTGGTGGATCAAGCAGATGAATAACGAAGTCTTGTGCTGGATTGGCGATGCAGTAAAAGCATCTGCCGATGGACGCTTTTCAGGTTACTTAGTGCGCTTTGATAATCAAGGCAGTGCTAATGACACGACTGGCGAATACTTTACTGCTGCCACCGATTTTGGGCGCCCTCTCAAAAGTGGTGATGAGTTTGACTTGAACCTCTACTACGGACATGGTTTTACAGAGGTCTTTGGTAATCAAGTCATCGGTCGCGGCAAGGTAAAGATGGACGATGCCGGCTTGTTCTATGAAGGACAGATTGACATCAGTAACCGTTACATGGCTAAGGTCAACCAACTACTAAGGGAAGGCAGACTTGGCCTTAGTAGTGGTGCGGCGCCTCATCTTGTTGCTTACTCTAAGAAGAGCGCTGATCGTAAACAGATTCTTTCCTGGCCTATCGCTGAAGCAAGTCTGACTCCATGTCCAGCTGAACCACGTAACTCTGTTATGCCGGTCAAATCGTTGATGGAGCCTATGATTAAAGAAGAGAAGACGTTTAAACCTACATCTGCTATGAAGGCCGCCGCAAAGCGTGCTATTGCTTGGCGTGAAGATGGACACGATGGTGCAACCGCAGTTGGTTGGGCGCGTGCTAATCAGATAGTCAAGGGTGAATCTCTTTCAGCTGATACTGTCATGCGTATGTACAGTTTCTTCTCTAGGCATGAAGTAGATAAGAAGGCCAAGGGATTCTCTAGTGGTGAAGACGGTTTTCCATCACCAGGCAGAGTTGCTTGGGATGCTTGGGGCGGTGACCCAGGTTTTGCTTTTGCTAAACGATGTCGCACTACTATCCTTAAAAACAAGTCTATGTACGGTCCATATGATCCAGACGACATGGAAGACGACGACGAAGAAGAGAAGATGTCTCATAAAGTCGAAATGGAAGACGAAGAAGAACAAGAAGGTATTCCTGAAGACGAAATGGGAGAGGAAGAAGAAGACACCGGAATGCTTGGTAGCATTGACGACGAGATGTCTTTGTACGGTCTTCAACTTTTATTTGGTCGTCTGATGTCGTATATTGCTGGTAACCCAGATGAACCAGAGATGGTCGGTGAAGCACTCGATGAGTTTGCCGATAAAGCAAAGGTTCTCGTCTCGCATATTGATGCGATGGGTGATGACTTTA